CTTTGTTATTTGCATGATCTCCGACACGTATGCATGTATGATCCATAATGTCGCCATTGAGATGTCGGCACCGCTATAGAAGCGAATGTCTCTAATCTGGCTCGATCCGCTCACCACATATGTGTGTTTCCTGAACGTCACTCTCATGCTCCACGGTCCGGGTAGGAATTTGCCAGTTCCCATGTCCAACTTCTGCTTCACTATCCAACAGTGCAGTGGTATCTCAAGTCGGTCCAATATCTTGAGTTTAGTGCCAACATCAAGGTCAGTCAGAAGCATGACCATACTCAAAACGACTCTTGTGGAATCATCCAGCCTTACTCGCATGGGTGATCGCATGACTCCCAATATTCGAGTTATGGAATCTTGTGGCTTGCCATTGACTAAAGATGTGAAGCTTTTGAGATGGCCAGCTATATCAACATCGAGCTTCGATAGGAACAGAAAACAATTCGCAATCATTATGCAATCCTCGACTGTCTCATCTGGTCGATAAATGCTGGCTGGGGATGTCCGGAATTCGTAAGACGCTGATGGATCATAATTCTTCTTCGATATTGTTTCCAGTGTTTTCAAAACTGATGATGTCGATGGCCCTGGTATGAAACACTTCATATGTGGGCTTGTTGATTTCATGAACTTGCCAATGAGGAACTTTATGACAAACTGCTGGAGCGCCACGATTGTCGGGTCCAATCCTAGGTTCTCCATGGTTTTGTGGAGACTATCGGCGAACCAAGGGAACATACTTCTCACTGTCATACACGAGCGCATGTATCTGCCAATCTCAGCGTCATCAATTTCTTCCTTGAACCATTTCTTACAGATGACACGGGTTATCGGCAATGATAGCCTTTGAGATCCCTCATGAATCAATAGGTTCTTCTGAGAAAAGACATTGTGACCAGAGGCATAAGAAGTCATCTGAGGTACTTGATAGAAATACCTCGATAGCATATTGTATGTCTGGAAATCATGGAAAACCATGGGTAAATCAGTCATCGTGAGCAAACGCCTTGGCTTCCTGCCAACGACAGCAGCCAATATTTCCCGGTACAAAACCAAAGAATCCTTGTCCCTGGCACTATCTGATAGATAGAATGCCTTTGCTCCTGCTGCGGCTCCAACTCTGCCAAAGTACAAAAGCCTTCTCGTGTTCCTCAATGAAATCTCAGCACCCGGTACAAAAAGCTGGCAGTGAAGCTTCTCAATTTCCTCTTGCAAGGTAGTCGATTTTGTGAAGATCAGCATCGGGTTCTTTTCAAGATAGCCCATTATCATGTTCTTGTCAATTTGCAGCCTTTTTCTGTAACGGATTAGCTGTTTGACTGCACCAGTCCTGATCTTGATTGATACAGTTTGAGGCATATCTGGTGGTTTTATCGTTGTATCGAAGTTGTCACTGACGGAAGTGAACGTGTAGACGCTGGAGTACAACCTCACAATATCTGCCATAGTGGATAGCTTGCTAGGTATAGCCATGGCAACATTGAAATAATTGTGCATCTCCGGGCCAACGAACACCATCATACTGGGGCAGAAGAAGGGATATAGTCCAAGTTGATAAGGTATCATAGTAGGCCACTCAAAGTGCTTCCTGAGATCATTGATCTGGCCGGCACCAGTTTGGAATATCCAGTAAAATTTCCTAGCATTCATAACATGTGCGATCATGCAGCCGGTAACTGATAGACCATGTTCAAAGGCTGATCGAACACTATCGAATGATTGCTTTATGTAGCTGTCAGGCGAGTCAGTCGAATAATGATTGACTGCTTGGACCGCAAATTTTAGTGTCGCTGGCAAGTAACTCTCGTATGTGAAGAAAACTGAATTGAACTCACCAACGACTGGACCCGTGGCGGATTTGTTCGACAATTTGACATTGAACAATCGGTTCGTAATGCGACCGCACTCATTATATAGCTCGAGGACCTTTTTGGCGAACTGCGAATCATTGCTGTATATGACGAGCAAACGATATCGATCATCAGATGAGACACAGGAATTGGTGACAACTTTAGACAACGCGGATTGACCAAATTTAATCACCAATGATC